GACTATATTGGCTTTGTATATGAAATAACCGATACTGAAAATAAAATGAAGTATATCGGTAAAAAGAAGTTTTGGTCAAAGGTAACTCGCCCGCCGCTTAAAGGCAAAACTCGTAAACGCAGATCAGTCAAGGAATCAGACTGGAAACAATATTACGGATCAAGTGAAGAAGTTAAGCAGCTAGTAGAAAATACGGGCGATTGGAGATTTAAACGCAAAATACTTTATCTTTGCACAACGCTTGGTGAAATGACATACCTTGAAATGAAAGAACAAATCGACCGTGAAGTCTTGCTTAAACCAGACGAATACTATAACGCGTTCATTGGCGGTAAAATCCATCGAAATCATGTTAAAAATTTGCACAAATAGTTGTTTACAACTTGATGCACGTGTGGTATAATACTACTAATAATTGAAAAGGATTATATTATGATATTAGTTGACTACTCTGGAATTTGTATGGGTGCTTACTTTGCCCGCGGCTCAGGGCCTGATGAAGGGCTACTCAGACACTTTATTCTTAACTCTCTTCGCATGTATAATGCAAAGTTCAAGGGCGAATACGGCAAGATGGTTTTATGCTGTGACGGTGGTTCATGGCGTAAAGATGTGTTTCCAGAATACAAAGCAAACCGCAAAAAAGATCGTGACGAATCAAAACATGACTGGCCTGACATTTTTCAGAAGTTTACAAAGATTCGCGACGAGATTGCAGAAAATCTCCCCTTCGATATTGTGCACGAGTACGGCGTAGAAGCTGATGATATTATTGCAACACTTGTACATGAAACCCAGGGATTTGGAAAGCATGAACAGGTAATGATTGTATCTGCAGATAAAGACTTTATTCAGCTACAAAAATGGGGCAATGTAAAACAGTTTTCGCCTCTTACTAAAAAGTTTATCACCGATGACAATCCCATTCGCTATCAATTCGATCACACACTTAAAGGTGACACCGGCGATGGTGTACCTAATGTATTATCTGAAGACGATTCACTGTGCATCGAAGGTAAACGACAGAGCCCGTTATCAAAGAAAAAGATCGAAAACTGGTGGGAAAATCGTGGCGATTTACAATCTGTAATGCCTGAACATGTATACCGTAACTATCAACGGAACGATCATGTAATTAACCTTGATCGTATTCCTCTAGAAATCAAAGAACGAATCTTGGCTAAATACGAAGATGTTAAGCCAACACCAAATATGAAAGTATTGAACTACCTTGTAGTCAATCGTTTAAATAACTTAATTGAATCAGTAGGAGACTTCCATAGACCATGAGCGAAGAAATTAAATCTGTGTACGAAACACTTGAAAAAATAGACAAGCTAAAACAGCATAAGCGTAAAATTGATCAGCTTAAAGAAGCATATAGCTTACCGCTTAGAACAATTTTACAAGGATCTTTTAATGAAAAGATTGACATGAAAATGCCAGAAGGTGAACCGCCATATACACCAAATGAAGAAGCGGAGCTTAGCGATAAACCATACCAAAATTTAAAAAATATAATGAATTTTAAATTACATCAATGGAAACGTGAAAAGATTTTTATTGATATGCTTCAGTCGGTTCCGCATAAAGATGCGCCACTTCTAATCGCTATGAAAGATAAAAAACTTACTGAAATCTTTCCCACGATAAATAAAGAATTAGTACAGGAGGTCTGGCCGGAATTAGTATGATTTTCATATGTACATTAGTCTTAATATTTGTTATATTCCTTGTATGGTTTAGTAATAGCGAGGACGCAGACTAATGAATATATTTGTACTAAATGAAAACGCAAAGATAGCAGCTCAACAGCATTGTGATAAACATGTTGTCAAAATGATTATAGAATCGGCGCAAATGTTATCTACCGCCCATCGAATACTTGATGGAAAACCAGAACGGCGACCGTCAAAGTCTGGTAAAACAATGCAATTTCATTATGTTTTACCAGACGATTATCGTGAAAAACATCTGTATAAATCGGTGCATGCAAAACATCCTTGCACATTATGGACCATGGAATCATCTACAAATTATGAATGGCATTGGAAGCTATTCAATCATTTGTGTGATGAATACACACACCGATACGGCAGAGTACATGAAACAGATCACAAGCTTCGCCATCAGCTCATGTTTTTACCAGACAATATTTCACACGGCCCGATGACTCCGTTTCGTCAGGCAATCTTCGATGACTGTAAAGGCCCTGATCCGGTTAAAGCATATCGAAAATACTACCATGCCAAAACATTCAAAATGGTATGGACAAAACGCGAAGTTCCTGATTGGTATTCTTATAAATAATAGTGAACTCGTTCATCTCTTTTTGAGACGGAAGTAGATAGATAGTCTATCGAAGGAACGCACCGTTACGGCGGTGTGTTTGCACCGCCAGAAAGAGAGGAAGCAATGGCACTTCAATACAGAGGTTCATCTGTCAATCCTACTGAAAAAGCGGTGGAAACAAAGAAGTTCACCGCCAATTACAGAGGAGCTACATACGTAGCAAATAGTGGTCATTATCACGAAAAAGCTATCCAAGGGGGTAACTATCGTGGTGCTCAATGGTCGCGCACTTAACATAATAATAACTTTCCCTCAAAGACTATATTTTATAAATAGCTTTGAGGGAAAATATGTTTAAGAAAAAGTCCAATAACAAGGAACTTTCTTTACATGAAGCTAAAAAAATTGTAGCTCGCATTGGTTATAAAAGACAAAGCGAAGAAGACGAGTTACGAGAAGCTGCGCTTATATTATTAAAGGAAGTTCAACCAGATTTTGAGTATGAGCCAGAAGAATCAGCACCCGCGGAAGGCAACGTTCCTGCCGGTGCAGATCAAGTAGCTAGCGCTGCAGCGACAGTGGCTGCAAGCGGAGCAGCTGCGGCGGCAACTACTGCAACTACAGCAGCAACTTCTACAATAGGCACTGCAATTGCCCAACTTCAATCACTTGGTACAGCAGGTGTAATTGCAATGTCCTCTGCAGTTTATTTTCAAGGTGGTGCGGTGTATGACAATGCCGAAACCATTATCGACGAAGTAACACCTGTAATCGAAGAGATTGTAATTACAGGTATGTATCAACCACCCGAAGATTCAGTTTATGCAGTCAAAGACTTGCCTAAGATTGATAACTTTTTAGGCGTCAAAGTCGGTGAAGCTCGAGAGGTCGAGCCTGACAATGATGATGAACCAAAAGAGAAAGAAGGTGCAGATGACACAACATCAGAGGGCAAAACATCAGCAACAGATAGTGAAACATCAGAAGACAAAAATAAGTCTGACGAAAAACAAGCGAAAACCGTAGCTGATAAATCTGATGAAAAAGCTGAAGAGAAACCTAAGAAGAAAAGTCTATTAGGTTCTCTCTTCGGTGATAAGAAAGATGATAAAAAGGAGGAAAAAAAGAAAGATGAACCTGTTGCAGAACAGAAAACCGAAGAAACAAAACCTACCAAAGCCGAGGAACCAGCTAAACCTCAGCCCAAACCAAAAGGACTATTCAGCATTATCGGCAGTGCATTATCTAATGACAAACCAGAGCAGAAAGAGTCCGAGCCTACGGCTCCTGAACCTGTAAGTGAAGAGATAGTAGAAGCTGCATCTGCTAGTGTGAGCGATGCAGAATTAAAAGAAGTAGGAATATCTAGACAAGAATTTGAAAATTGGGTAGGTGGCGGCGCACCATCTGATACAACACCATATATGGATGAACCGCCAGAAGTAGAAATAGAAGAACCGGTTGAACATAGCTTTGAACAAATCGAAAACACGTTTTTAGATATATTTGACCAGACAGCACGGGATTCCGAAAGGATGGCAACACCGATATGATGATTTATTTACAACTGATTTTTGATATGATTAAGGAAAACTTAGTCGATTTTGGTATTGCAATAGTAGGGTTGGTAGCTACGCTATCAATGTTTATTCCAGAGGATTCTATCTTAGGTAAATTCTTTGGTATATTTGGATCAATACTTAACTTCATAAAAGGATTATTCGGAAGAAAAAAATGAAAAAATTAATAGCACTTATAGTAGCAACAACAGGACTTGCATTTGGCGGTATTATAGCTAATAGCATTAACTACGACCTAAACATTCAACTAGAAGAAGAAAGTTATGTTACAGGTTGGATGAACGAAACCGCTAAAACATATTATCAAACGCTACTGATCAAGCCGACAGTAAGTGGTGTATATAGTTTCTATAACTATCATAGCGACTTAACAGCATCTTCAGTGGCTTCTCCTTTAAACTCAGAATTAGAAATAGTTCAGGATAAAAGAGGACCGCAAACTTCGCTTGGTCCGATTAGTACTCAAGATACTCAATTATTGATTTACACAAACGAACCGTCAACAATTATCTTTGATGTACCCTTTGCTTTCAATGATGAATCTACTGTTGGGTTTGGGGCTCAACAAACAATGACAAATGAGCAGTTCGCAATGATTGGTGGATTTGATGCTAATATGTTCCTTGAACAAGATGTAGAATATCTAACAGTATTTACTTCTTTCCAACCAGACGCAATAGGTTCAATGGATGTATCTATAACTGGGCCCGGAACACTGGATATAAGTGTTGTCCCAGAACCAGTAACCATTGGCATGATTGGGGTTGCAACTGGCGTATTATTGTTAGTAAGGAAGCGGCGTGAGTTTTAAGTTTATTGCGGTATTATTATTAATACCATTTACCAGTTTCGGTCTTCTTGATGGTTTGATTACCATCAAAGACCATACTCGTATATCTTATGATGACAATCCCTTTTCTAGAACTGCGGGCAATGAAACAAATACCGTATACGTCACAAAACTAATTAATCTACAGGCAATATTATTACAAAACGGTAGAACAGATATTGCGTTTATCTATTCACCAAAGATTGATTACCGCGAGCTAGACGATCAAACTCTATTTTATCAAAAAGCAACTGGTAAGTTTCTTCACAGTTTTACACCTAGAACTAAAATTGATTCTAGTTTCAAATGGTCAATATCAGAACGTGAGCCAACTGACCTTGATGTAAATAGCGATATTACTTGGGAGCAGCTAGCAGCTCAGGCTAAACTAAGCCATACGTTTACTCGCAAAGATTCATTATCTATAGAGTATTCACATAAGTCTAAAAAATGGAGCGAGAACTTAAACAATGCCGATGGTGACTTTGAAATGCACAACGTTGAGGCACTTCATATCCACGAAGTACTTAAAGGAAGACTATTCCATAGCATTGGTTCAGCTGCTTCAACATTACGGTATCAGAATAATCGTGGTGGATTTGATGCGATTGACATTGTAAACAAATATATTTATGTAGTAAACAAAACAACCCTTTTAAAGCTGGATGGTTTTTTCGGTCATTTAACTACTATCGATAAGAACGGAGTAAAGACTGGAGGTTACGGACCAGGCTGGTCAGTATCTCTAGATAGTCAAGTAACACGTAATCTAACACTTGGTATTGGCGGATCATACGAAACAACTGAGTCAGCTATTTCATTATGGAATGCAAAAGATATTTACAAAGGTACAGCAAAAATCAGATACAGACTTTCGCCTAAAATAAATGTCACACTCAATGGTGTATTTACCGACAGTAAATATCTAACCGACTATGATCGATACGGCGCTAATCAAAGCCGTGAAGATGTTATGATAGTCGGTATCGGAAGTATCACATACGATATTACAAGAAATCATGCCTTAGAGGCTGGCGGGCAAAGCGTTATTTTAGAGCCTGAAGGATCAGCTAACATTGTTCGAAATAAATTCTACGTTGGCTACCGCTTAACGTTATAAATAACTTTTACTATGATATATACATTTGAATGCGAAAGTTGTGGAGACCGTTTTGAAGCTAATCTGCCTATGTCAGAAAATAAAAGGCCACTTGTGGAACCGTGCCCCCTATGTTCTACACAGGATACGGTTTTTCGGGTTTTTGACTCTATTGGGCACCAACATGACATGGTTAACACGGTCCAAAAACGCGCAGGATCCGGATGGAATGACGTTCTCAAGTCCATCGATAAAGCCTCCGGAAGCGGATCTACAATAAACGCGTAAAAAAGTGCGCATTTGCCGCATTTTTTTATTTACATTACTGCTAAATGTGTAGTATTATATATACATGATTGGTGATGATAAGACTACTGTGACTGGCGCCTCCCTGATGAGGGCCGAAGTAAAATCAATGGTTGCTAAGCTTCTTGCAAAAGAAGACGTGACTATTCAACGTGGCGATTTTCCGACTGCCTCGTTTGATCTAAAAAGCCGGGTACTTAAGCTGCCCCTGTGGAAATCAATTACGAATGCCGAGCTTGACTTGTTTATCGGCCATGAGGTTTCCCATGCGTTGAATACTCCAGACAACGCGGTTGAAATTTTCTTCAACGAATGTCCTGAGACTCCGTTCTCATTGTGTAACGTTGTCGAAGACATTCGTATCGAGAAGATAATTCAGGCAGAATATCCTGGTCTAATCCGATCGTTCAAAGAAGGTTACGGTGCTCTTTACGAGAAAGATTTCTTCGGTCTCGGTGAGACTGATATGGCTGACCGCAATCTTATTGACCGGATAAACATCAAAGCAAAACTTCGCGATCTTGTTGACGTTCCGTTTTCAGATGAAGAAATGCCTTTTGTCGAAGAAGCTTTCAACTGTAAGACCTTTGATGACGTGATCGAGTCTTGTAAAAATCTTAAACAGTTTATTGATGAAAATACAGAAGACGAAGATAAAGACGAAAATAAAGAGACAGAATCTTCGGCGCAAAACGATAATGACGATAGTGATGATTCACACGAAGATAACGATGCTATGTCTAGCGAAGATGGTGAGCCTGGCGAAAGTCTAGAAAATGATTCAGGTGAAGATACAACTGAAGATGAGGATCCAGCAGATTCGAAATACGAAGCTGAGAGTCAAAAAAATCTTGAGGAAAGTCTAAACGACGATAGAGCAGAATGTCGTGATGAAGATCTAAATACTATAGTGAACTTTCTTCCTCCTAAGGTTAAACATATGGAAGCTTGCATCGTAAGCTACAGCGATTTGGAAAAAGCACGAGAAGATAATTTTCCTGAAAGCTATATTCAAGAGCGTGCCGATAAATGGATTGATTTCAAACGTACCAACAAAAAATACATTGCCGCTCTTAAACGTGAATTTGAGATGAAAAAAGCTGCGCACCGGTACACTCACGCGACAACCGCTAAGACCGGTCGGTTAGACGTCAATAAACTTCACTCTTACAAGTACAGCGAAGATATTTTCTCAAGCATCACTAACTTAGCTGATGCGAAAAATCACGGCATGTTGTTCTTTGTTGACATGTCTGGTTCGATGCACAACGATGTTGGTACGATCTACCGGCAAGCTATTCTCCTTGCAATGTTTTGTCAGAGCGCAAACATTCCGTTCGAGGTTTACGGTTTTACGGGCGGAAGACACTACAACGACGATAGTGTGTTTGACGATTTAGTCGAAGGTATGATTGACTTATCATGCACACACATTGTACAGCTGCTTACTAGTGACCTTAAAGGTAAAAAATTTGAAAGAGCTATACGAGACACGTGGATAGCTTCAACAATGCATGATAGCTACTACGGCATACCATCGATATACGAACAGTTGTATAGCACTCCGCTTTCAGAAACAACTGTTGTTGCTCATTACATTGCAAAAAGATTCAAGGCAAAATATCGCCCGCAACATCTCATGACAATGTTTCTAACTGACGGCGAAGGTCACACTATAAACGTAAAACACACTGATTATGGATCACGATATGTTGGCCGGCTGTTTGGCGGAAAGCCGATAGAGTTTAAAGCATCATACGGAAACGAGGCTGAAGTCTTCTTAAAAAATTACAAAGAAGTGACCGGATCGACAGTGGTTCACTTCTACCTTACAACCATGAGAGATATGACGTCAAATCGCCAGTATCGTATTGACGATTCTCAAAAAAAAGCTTTCCGTAGAGACGGAACGGCTGTTATTGACGGCCAAAACAGTTATGACCGATCATTCATTATCAAGCGGTCTCATAACACACTCGACAATAACGAATCATTTGCAGAGAAAACAGAAAACATTGACTACAGCGAAAACGCAACTGCGTTACGCCGGGAGTTCATCAAACATTCGAAAGGAAACAAAGGTCAGCGGATCTTCGTCAACAAGTTTGTTGAAGCCGTTGCCTAAGTTGTTGGTACCGTATGACTTACAGAGGAAACAAAATATTTAACGCATGGGAATACAAGTTGTTCGTACCCAAGTACTTATGGACGAAAAATATTGTGTACTTTTCCGGACGACTTTGGTATAATTAATACGTAATTGAGATTGAAAGGGACTAAATTATGAATCATTACGAAACATTGAAGGAAAGCGCCCCCACGGGTGGCAAGTTTAAACGCGCTGATCTGATCAAGATTGGTGCTAACGTTGGCGTATCAGTCAACGACGTCGATCGCGCAATGCGCAAGATGCACAAAGTACCGCGTGGTGCACGTGGTTATTGGTATTCGTTCAGCGAACCAAGAGTATCAACTCCTGCAGCAGAGCCTGAGATGAAGCTCGCAACTGGTGTTGCTTCGATAAAGTCTGACGAAGTGTTCATTCCGACAGTGGTGCCGGAATACGTCAAGTGGGGTCAGTCGAAAAACATCGACGCGATTCTCAAGTCAAAAGAGTTTTTCCCGGTCTACATCTCCGGTCCGTCTGGTAACGGTAAAACGATGATGGTCGAGCAGTCATGTGCACGAACAAAGTCAAACTACGTGCGTGTTCAGATCACTCCCGAGACGGATGAAGACGATTTGATCGGCGGCTTTCGCCTGCTCAACGGTGAAACGGTTTTCTGTAAAGGTCCGGTAATCAAGGCAATGGAGGAAGGCGCAGTTCTCCTCATCGACGAGATTGACCGTGGATCTAACAAGATCATGTGTTTGCAAGGTGTACTCGAAGGTAAGCCGGTTCTGATCAAAAAGACAGGCGAGGTAGTTTCACCTGCGTACGGATTCAACGTGATTGCTACAGCTAACACCAAGGGTCGTGGTTCAGAAGACGGTCGTTTCTCTGCAGCTACCATCATTGACGAAGCTTTTCTCGAACGATTCGTGTCAGCAGTCGACCAGCCCTGGCCGACAAAATCAACTGAGACAAAGATTGTCAAAAACCACCTCAGCAAATACGAGTGTGAGGATGACGAGTTTGCTGACAAGCTAACAACATGGTCAAGCATAATCCGCAAAACCTTCGAGGTTGACGGTGTCGACGAAGTTGTTTCAACCCGGCGGTTGTGCCACATCGCGAAAGCGTTTTCGATCTTCGAAGATCGGTTGACTGCAATCAACATGTGTATCTCTCGGTTTGACGAAGAGACGACTATCGCGTTTATTGATCTCTACACTAAGATCGATGCAGGCGAGTTAACTTCTGATACTAATGAGGATTTGGATGATATTATTGCGGTCCATGACGAGATTAATTAATTTCCCTCAAAATCGTGTTAGTCCCACGTGCCACTCCTTCGGGAGTGGTTTTTTATCAACAAATAGGTTTACATCAATATGAAAATTTGGTATAATACACACATAATTAACGGAGAAAGTTTACATGCAGATTAGTCAAGATACCATTTCGATGCTTTCAAACTACGCATCGATTAATTCAAACCTTGTCGTTACGGATGACGGCTACCTTAAAACTATTAGTGAAGCAAAGAACATCCTTGCTCGATCAAAAAATAAAGTCGATATTGCTGATACACATTACGGCATCTACGATTTGAATGAGTTCTTATCTGTTCTTAAGCTAATCCCTGACGGCAATGTTGAAGTACATGCAGGCTCACATATCGAACTGACAGAAGGTAAGAGAAAGATTCGATATGGTCTTGCGGATCCAAACATCCTTACATCACCTACTAAAGATGTGACAATGCCTGATGCAGAGGTTGAAATTACTATTACACACGAAGAGCTAAACGAGTTGCGTAAGGCTGCATCCGTTCTTGGTAATGATACATTGCGAATCGCATCTGACGGTTCAGGTATTAGTTTATCGGTAGTTGATTCAAACGGTGCAACAACAAATAAGTTTGAGATCGAAAAAGATTATTCAGGAAAAGCGACATTTACATTTGACTTTCTGATAAATAATTTAAAATTGCTGCCTGGCGATTATGAAGTGAGTCTATCATCCAAGCTCATCTCGGAATGGGAAGGTGAAGACGTTAAGTATTGGATTGCGTTGGAGAAGACATCTAAGTATGATGGTTGATAAGTATATAATGTGTAAGTGCGGCGGCATCGTCGAAAAAGGCCGGGTTGAGCTTGGCCTTAAGAATTGTGTCGCATGTGCAAGACGTCTCAACACCCAAAAAGTCAAAGGTCGCATGGTATATTTCCATAAGACCGGCGGTCAGATTGAGGTTATGTCTGCACAATCTTACAGCGAGAATGAAAAATACTTTAAGCCACAAGGCGTCTACTCAAGCGTAAAGAATTTTAGTAAACCCACTAAATAAGGAAGGTATATACCATGGAACTATCAGTAAATGACATCGCTAATACTGTACAGATTATCGATGAGTGTGCTCGCCGTGGGGCTTTTCAAGGTGCAGAGATGCAATCTATTGGAGCAGTTCGTGATAAACTTGCTGCGTTTGTAGATCATCACCGCCCGGAAGAGCAACCAGAGGAAGCGCCTGAACCACCTGAAATCCCTAATGACGAGGACTAATAGATAATGAGTAATAGTGAATTCCTTTGGTGCGAAGAGTATCGACCAAAGACCATAGATGATTGCATACTACCTGACGAGCTTAAGTCTACATTCAAAAAGATTGTAGAGACTGGCGAAATGCACAATATGTTGCTGTCGGGTACATCAGGTCTTGGAAAGACTACCGTGGCAAAGGCCCTTTGTAATGAATTAGATCTTGATTATATCTTGATCAACTCGTCCGAAGATAGCGGCATTGACGTGTTGCGTAGTCGCATACGTCAGTTCGCTTCTTCGATTTCTTTAGGTGGATCTGATTCTCATAAAGTAGTGATACTTGATGAGGCAGACTATCTAAATCCGCAATCTACTCAACCCGCGCTTCGTGCATTTATTGAAGAGTTTTCAAAGAACTGCCGGTTCATTTTTACTTGTAACTTTCGGAACAAGATCATTGAGCCTCTTCAATCACGTTGTGCGGTAATTGAGTTTAACACCACAAAGAAACATTTAGCTGGTCTTGCGGCACAATTTCACAAAAGATTGAAAGTAATATTAGATGAAAAAGGTATCGAATACAATGAGCAAATTCTTGCAGAACTTATCATGCG